GTCAAGGGGTGATATTCTATTGCACCCACATCACATCGAGCTGATACTCACCGTGGCGGGTTCGGTGCTCGCCTCCTCGGGCTTCTGGGCCTGGCTTACGAGGAGGACGAGCGACCGGAGCGCCACACGGGAGATGATACGCGGCCTCGCGCACGATCGGGTCGTCCACGTCGGGAAAGGGTACATTCGACGCGGATATTTGACTTTGGACGAGTACGAGGACTTCATGGAGTACCTCGCGAGGCCGTACCAGAGCATGGGGGGCAACGGTCTCGCCGAGCGCGTCATTCTCGAAGTGCAACACCTGCCCATCTATCCGGACTACAAGAAGGACATCGGATGAAGAACAAGACATACGACACCCTCAAGTGGGTCGCGCTCGTGGCACTCCCCGCGTTCGTGACCTTCTTCCTCGCGCTGGCCCCGCTGTGGAACATCCCGAACGCCCAGGCCATCGCGGCCACCATCACGGCGTTCACGACATTCCTGGGGGCGCTTCTGGGCGTCTCCAGCGCCAAGTACACTCCGCCGACCGACGGGGTGCTCAACGTCGTGTCCGACCCCCATGTCGACGCCCCGGCCGAGGTGAGTGCTGCTCTGAAGGAGGAGCCCGAGAACCTTCCCTCCACGATCTCCCTCCGGGTGGTCAAGTCCCACGTCTAGGGGATATTCACTCAGCCCATAGTGAAGAGTCAGTCTTCGAAAGGAGAAATCATGACTGACGACAGCCCTAGCTACGAGGACCTCGCCCGCGAGATCCGTACGAATATGGCCGAGGACGGCGATCCCGCAAGCGACCGCTATACCTCCCTGCTCCGAAACCTCTCCGAGGTCGAGCGGCTCAAGAAGGAGGCGCGCATCAAGCGTCTCTCGGAGCGAATCGACCCGAATGTGGTCATCAGCGCAGGGGGATCCATTGCGGGAATCCTCCTCGTGATTCGCGCGGAGAAGTGGGCGGTCCTCACATCGAAGGCATTCAGCTTGATCAGCAAGATCAGGATCTGATTCTTCACCCCATCCCCCCTGTTCGACTACCAACGTCGCAGGGGGGATGGGCACTCGGACCATATTTTTCTCGGCGCATGGTGAGATACACACCTCTTAGAAAGGAGGAACCATGCTCGAGATCCTGGCGTTTCTGCTCGTCCTGATCTGGCTCGTTTCCGACAACAAGAGGCCGTAGCCTCCGCTCCGTGCTCCGCAAGGGGTACGGATCTTGTGATATTTTCACTCACCCCATAGTGAGATACTCATCTCCCCATGCATCACCCGGTGCATGGGCCTTCCGAAAGGAGAACGCCAATGTCCACCGCTTACGAGCTCATCATCCAGTTCCCGGACAAGCCCTCACGGGATGAGTTCGAGAAGGCCCTGACCGAGAAGAACACCCTCGTCCTCCTCCCGGAGTTCGACTACAAGAACATGGTCCGTGCGACCGTCGTCAGGAAGGACCGCTGATCATGAACACTGACGGAGTCTACGACATCACCGGAATCCGGCTCATCTTCGACTACGGGGCGATCCAGGATCGCAACAAGTTCCAGATCCGCATTGAGAAGTACTACGGTCCCAATGCCATGTGGGGGGTTGTGAACCGCTCCGAGATGGGCGGGTACCCCTGCATCGACATCTCGGTCCCCCGGGATATCTTCCTGGCGACCGCCATGGCCAACATCGAGGACTGCGTCAAGAGGGCGGGGCGCGCCGACGAGCCCGTGCCCTGCGGACAGATGATGCTCAGGAGGTACTGACACATGTTCATCCGACCGGCCGTTCAGATCATCGGCCGTCACGCCCCGCAGATCCTCGCGGGACTGGCGGTCATCGGCGTCGGCGTCACCGCCGTTCAGGCCGCACAGGGTCACCTCGCGGCCCAGGAGGTGCGATACGAGATCGGCGAGAGTCGCGGCGAGACCCTCTACAACATGCTGCGAGCCCGGTGGAAGTGCTATGCGCCGGCCACCATCACCGGCATCCTCACGATCGCCTGCGTCATCGGGGGGACGAAGGTCTCCCTGGTCCGACAGGCGTCGCTCGTCAGCGCCCTCGGCCTCATGAAGTCCTCTCACGAAAGGCTTCAGAGGTCCGTCGAGGCCCTTCCGGAGGAGGCCCGCAACGAGGTGCGCTCCCTCGCCGCGAAGGACTCCATCGCGGCCGGGGAGCAGCCTCCCGGCACCCTGTTCGTCGGGAACGGGGATATCCTCTGGCAGGATGCGTTCACCGGGCGATACTTCACCGCCGACAAGAACAGGGTCGACCAGGCGGTCAACTCGGTCAACCACGCGCTCATTCACGGCGACGCCATCTCTCTCAATGAGTTCTACGAGCGCGTCGGGCTCGAGACCGTCTCGTCCGGCGACGAGCTCGGATGGGCGATCGGAGGCCCGCTCGTCGAGGTGCAGACCGTCGCCGCCCTCTCGAGGGACGGCAGGCCCTGCGTCTCCCTCGACTTCATCACTCCACCACGACCTCAGTGGTGGAAGATCGGCTGATATTTTCACACAACCCATAGTGAAGGACACTCCACCCGAAAGGAAAGATCCAATGTCCGACACCAACCAGACCCCCGACACCCCGACCACCACCGGTCAGGAGGTCGTCGCTGCCACCACGCCCTCTCTCGGAGAGCGCGTCGACTCCTGGATCCAGTCTCACCCCCGCACCGTTTCGACGGCGAAGGGTGTCGCCAAGTTCGCCCTCTACGTGGGCGGCACCATCGGCACCCTCGCCCTCATCGGGGCGTTGGGTAGTGACCCGGATGAGGAGCCCGACTCCTACGAGGAGGACGAGGAGGAGTGACCGACCCCCGACACCGTCAATCGCACGGTGTCGGGGTTTTCACTCGTCGCATGGTGAAAGGAAGGTGATATTCACCATGAAGCAGAAGCACCTCTGGATCCCCCGCCTCCTCTGCAAGGTCGGGTCGACCGCGACCGGCATCGCCGTGTCCACGGCCTTGACCGCCGCCTGCCCCCCAGCGGGAATGCTGATGACCGCAGTATTCCTCACCGGGGGGGCTTGCGCCGGCATCGCCGTGAGCAAGCCCACCGAACGCGAACTCCTCTCCTTCGCAGGAGAGGTCGAGGAATCCATCGAGGCCGCGAAAGCGGCACTGAACCACTGACCATTCAATCCCCATGCATCACCCGGTGCATGGGCCTTTCGAAAGGACGACACAAGTGTACCGAGTCAAGGTGAAGTACGAGGACCCCTTCAACGACGACCGTGAGATCGAGGAGGAGCTGCTGTTCAACCTCACCAAGGCCGAGGTCATGCTCGCCATGGGGGATGAGGACTCTTTCCTCAACCAGCTCGCGGCCCTCAACGAGAAGACCGTGACCGACCTCCAGGTGGTCAAGGCGATCACATCCCTGGCCCTCGCGGCCTACTGCGAGAAGGCGGGCAACCGCGTCACCAAGAACCCTGCTCGCCGGGCGGCGTTCAAGACCTCTCCGGTGTTCGACGCCCTGCTCGAGCACCTGGTTTCTAAGAGGGAGAACGCCGTGGCGTTCGTCACGGGAATCGTTCCCCGCGAGGCCCGCGAGCAGGTCGGCAACCTCCTCGAGGCGCGGAAGTGAGCGGCGACGTCCCCATCCGACCCGGGGACGGGGAGATCGAAAGGGCGGTCGATTCTGTCGCTCCGAAGGAGCGCGACGCTCCCATTGCGAGGGCGAGGGTCGTCACCTCTCCGGGCAAGCGGATCCTCAGGGGCGTCTTCGCCTCCTCCCTGGTCGAACTCGGATCCTACGTCCTGTTCGACGTCCTGCTTCCGGAGATCAAGGATCTCATCGCCACCACGGCCACGAGCGCCGTGGACAGGGCGATCTACGGGGACAGGGCGGGGAACAGACCGCCGGTCGGAGGACGAGTCGTTCCCATCCGCCGCCGGGAGGGCTGGACGGAGAGGACGAACTACACGTCCTTCTCCACGCCATCCCGCGCCGCGCAGGAGCAGCAGACGCCCTCGTCCGAGCGCCCCTCCTACAAGGATCTCGAGTACTCCTCGAGAGAGGACGCGGGGGCTGTCCTGCGATATTTGATCGACGCCATCTCCGAGTACGGGACCGTCACCCTCGGTGACCTGTACGACAAGAGCGGCGTCAGCGTCAAGCCCGTCGATCAGCGATGGGGTTGGCGCGATCTCAGCTTCGCCGGTGTGCGACGCTCTCGTGGCGGGTTCGTCATCGACCTGCCGCAGCCCGAGTTCCTACGATAACCGATTGACGGGGCGCCTGCGAGAGATCGTGGGCGCCCCGTCCACACGTCATATTCTCACGAAAGGACACAACCATGTCGCTTCCAGTCACGATCGCGAAGGGGATCGGCGTCACGTCGCTCTTCCTCGTCCGGAACGCGCCCACCATTCTCACCGCGGGCGGCGTCTGCGCCATGATCGGCGCGACGGTCACCGCCGTCAAGCAGTCTCTCAGATACCACGAGGAGGTGAGCGAGCCCGCTATCACCGAACTCGTACAGGCGGAGAGCGATGGCGACGAGAAGAAGCGGGACGCCGCCAAGTGGCGTCTCATCATCAACACCGCTCGCAGGTACGCGCCCACGATCGTCCTCACGGCGGCGGGCATCGCCATGATCTCGGCCGGACACGGCATGATGCTCCAGAGGGTCTCCGGGCTCTCCAGCGCCCTCGCTTTGGCCTCCTCGAAGGTCGGTGTGCTGGAGAAGTACCAGCAGATCACCGACCCGGACGGCAACAACCCGCAGACCCACCCCGAGGTCAAGGCCAATATGCGAGAGGCCGTGCGCCACATCCTTCCGGATGAGGACGTCCACAACTGGGCGTTCATGCCGTCCAACCCCAACTGGACGGACTCGCAGACCACCAATGAGCTCTTCCTCGAGAGCATGGAGCACTACGCCAATGACCGCCTCGAGCGGTACGGCCACCTCTTCCTCAATGAGGTGTACGACATGCTCGGCATGCCTCGGACCCGGCTCGGGGCCGTCATGGGATGGCTGAAGGACGACGTCGTCGACTTCGGCATCGAGCGGAGGTTCGAGCCCCTCGAGGACGCCGACCCGCGAGTCTGGTGGGAGCTCGCCTTCAACGCCGATTCGAATCTGATCACCGCGGAGGCGAAGTGACATGCCGTGGAAACTCATCGTCACGGGACTCATCGGAGTCGCCGCGGGCGTCGGCGCGGCGGTGGTCGCCATGAGGGATATTCCCAAGCGTCTCGAGGAGAACGAGAAGCTCACGTGGCAACACGATGACCGGATCGCCGCGCTCGAGGCCAGACTCACGCTCCTCGAGGAGTCGCCGAAGGGGATGGCGAACGTCGATCCTCCGAAAGAGGAGACTCCTGAGGAGTACAAGGCCCTGGTCGAGGAGTACGCCCCCTCCGACGAGCCGCCGTCCGATATCGAGACCCTGACCGACATCGACGGTCTCTCGATCGAGGACTACGAGTTCATCAACTCGTCCAACGAGCCCGTCGGAAAGGGGGAGTGGGACGTCAAGTACGACGCCGCCTCCGATGTCCTCTACGACGAGGACGAACAGGATATTTCGGCCGAGAAGCCGGCACTGCGGGCGTTCCTCGCGCAGTGGTTCCAGGGAGACGGCGAGGCGCGCTACGCCGAGATCGGGGAGAACGGACAGGACACGCCCGTTCGCGTCATGATCGTCCCCGATGAGTACGGGGAGGCGTGGTATGACTGATGACGAGGTCGAGTACTACGAGGAGATCCTGGATACGGTCGATCCCCGCGGCGACCACATCACCCTCCTGGAGATCCTCGCCGGAGAGCCGTTCCGGTCGCGCAACCTCGGTGACCGGAACCGCAGTGATGACGTCCTCTACTTCCGGGAGGAGAAGGGCGTGCAGATCTTCGAACCCCCGTCGGTTCTCGAGGTTCTGTACGTCTTCGCCTTCCGACTGTACGAGGCTGACGACGGCTCCGATCCTCTCTGGTACTTCTGGAGCATGCTGCGGAACGCGGGACTGAAGAAGTACGACGAGAGCGCCTTCGAGAACCCTCTCGCAGTGAGGGAGGTCAGGAAGCGCGTGCACGAGATCGCCGCCATGCATTACGAAGCGGACGGAAGCGGGGGATATTTCAGGATCACCCGGGAGCACTACATCAACGACGTTCTGATCACGGACATGCGAAAGATCCCGCTGTGGGATCAGGCGATGGCGTGGTTGGACGACTGAACGGAGAACGCGTATGGACTTCTATTCGCTGCGCACGCGCAAGCGGAAGAACGGCACGATCGCCGTATACCCCGACTATCGGGTGGGTCGCTCGAACGACCTGATGGTTCGGGGTAAGTCCTTCTACGCGGTATGGGACGAGGAGAAGGGCCTGTGGTCACGGGACGAGTACGACGTCGCCCGTTTCGTGGACGCGGATATTCTGAAGACGGTCGAGGATCTCCGGGAGAAGACCGATGACGACACGCCGGTCGTCGGAGAGCTCCTGAGCGACTTCTCCAGTGGCCACTGGATGAAGTTCCAATCGTTCCTCAAGAACGTCGGGGACTGCTCGATCGACCTCGACTCCTCCCTCGTCTTCGCCAACACCCCCACCTCAAGGGCGACGTACGCCAGTCGACGGCTTCCGTACGCCCTTGAGGTGGGGGACATCTCCGCCTACGACGAACTCATGGCGACGCTCTACGATCCCGACGAGCGCACCAAGATCGAGTGGTGCATCGGCTCGATCGTGGAGGGCGCGTCGAAGGATATTCAGAAGTTCATCGTACTGTACGGTTCCGCCGGTGCGGGGAAGTCGACGGTGCTCAACATCGTGCAGCAGCTCTTCGCGGGCTACTGCACGACCTTCGATGCGAAGGCCCTCGGGTCGTCTCAGAACGCGTTCGCCACCGAGGTGTTCCGCACCAACCCCTTGGTGGCGATCCAGCACGACGGGGATCTTTCCAGGATCGAGGACAACACCAAGCTCAACAGCATCATCTCCCACGAGGAGATGATCATGAACGAGAAGTACAAGGCGTCCTACTCGGCGCGAGCCAACGCATTCCTCTGGATGGCCACGAACCGACCGGTGAAGATCACGGACGCGAAGAGCGGCATCATCCGCCGTCTCATCGACGTGACTCCGAGCGGACGCCGTCTCCCCGCCGAGCAGTACATGGCGATCCAGAAGAGGATTCCGGAGGAGCTCGGGGCGATCGCGCACCACTGCCGGGAGGTGTTCCGGTCGATGGGCGCTCACTACTACGACCCGTACCGCCCCACGGAGATGATCCTGAAGACGGACGTCTTCTACAACTTCGTGGAGGACGTGCAGTTCGATATTCAGGACGGGGTCTCCTTGCAGAGGGCGTACGACTTGTACAAGAAGTACTGCGACGAGGCGCTGGTGGAGTACCGCATGCCGAAGTACCGGTTCCGGGAGGAGCTCAAGAACTACTTCAGGGAGTTCCACGAGCGCTACCGGGACGGCGACGAGCGGATCCGGAACTACTACACCGGATTCCGAGACGACAAGTTCAATGGACGGGAGAAGTCGCCCGACCTCGCGAAGGAGAAGTACTGGCTCTCCCTCGACGAGGAGAAGGGCGCGCTGGATGATATTCTTGCCGATCGCCCGGCCCAGTACGCCGGCGAGGACGGGAATCCCACCACGAGATGGGACGACGTCGGAACGACTCTGAAGGAGCTCGATCCGCATCGTCTTCATTTCGTTCGACCGCCGCTGGACCACGTCGTGATCGACCTCGATATTCGTGGCGAGAACGGGGAGAAGGATCGCGCCCTGAACCTGGAGGCCGCGAGTCGATTCCCGCCCACTTACGCCGAGTTCAGCAAGAGCGGCGCCGGCGTTCATCTGCATTACACATACTCCGGCGATATTTCGGAGCTCTCACCGGAGTACTCCGAGGGGATCGAGGTGAAGACCTTCCGAGGGCGTGCGAGTCTTCGGAGGATGCTCAACGGGTGCAATGACATTCCGGTGACGACTCTGTCCGAAGGGGCGCTGCCGAGGAAGGAGAAGAAGCAGGTGCTCGACCAGGCGCAGGTCAAGAGCGAACGGGCGCTGCGCGAACTGATCATCCGCAATCTCAGGAAGGAGATTCACCCGGCGACGAAACCGTCGATGGACTTCATCGAGAAGATCCTCAACGACGCGTACAACAGCGATCTCTCGTATGACGTCTCGGACATGCGGGGGAAGATCATGTGGTTCGCCATGCAGTCGACGAACCAGAAGGAGGAATGCCTCAAGATCCTCATGCGCCTCAAGCTGCGCAGCAAGGACGTGGAGAAGGGGGAGTACGCCTCGAAGCCCATCGAGAACACGAGCTCGGACGACATCGTGTTCTTCGACATCGAGGTCTACCCCAACCTGCTCCTCGTCTGCTGGATGGTCGACCGCGATGGCGCCGAAGTCGTACCCATGGTCAACCCCTCCAAGGAGGAGATCGAGCGTCTCCTTCAGAAGAAGCTCGTCGGCTTCAACAACCGGAAGTACGACAACCACGTGCTCTACGCCCGGTATCTGGGCGAGTCCGTGGCGTCATGCTATCGGCTGTCGCAGAGACTCGTCCACAACGACAGGGACGCCACCTTCATCGAGGCGTACAACCTGTCGTACACGGACGTGTACGACTTCTCGACGAAGAAGCAGTCCCTCAAGGCGTGGGAGATCGAGCTCGGTCTTCCACACAAGGAGATGGATCACCCCTGGGACGAGCCCGTGCCCGATGATATTCTCCCGCACGTCATCGAGTACTGCGCCAATGACGTGCGGGCCACGAGGGAGGTGTTCCACCACCTCGAGGCGGACTGGGAGGCGCGACAGGTGCTGGCGAAGGTGGCGGGCCTCACGGTCAACCACACGACCAACCAGTGCACCCAGCAGATCATATTCGGGAACGACCGTCGTCCGGCGTTCCATCATCGGGATCTCTCACTGGACTTCCCGGGGTACGAGTTCTCCTTCGGGAAGTCGTCGTACCGAGGAGAGGATCCGGGCGAGGGAGGGTACGTCCACGCGAAACCGGGCATCTACAGGAATGTGGCGCTGCTCGACATCGCGTCGATGCATCCGCACTCGCTCATCGCCATGAACGTGTTCGGAGACGCCTACACGGCGCGTTTCAAGGCGATTGTGGACGCCAGAATCGCGATCAAGCACGGGGATATGGACGCGGCCGGAAAGGCCCTTGACGGGGCTCTCAAGCCCTTCCTCGAGGGCGATTTGAAGGCCCTCGCATATTCTCTGAAGATTGCGATCAACAGCGTGTACGGGCTCACCTCCGCGAGGTTCCCGACGCGCTGCAACGGCATGGATCCGGCCAACAACCCCGACAACATCGTGGCGAAGCGTGGCGCCCTGTTCATGATCGACCTCAAACACGCGGTCGAGGAGCGGGGCGGTATCGTCGTCCACATCAAGACGGACTCCATCAAGATCGCGGAGGCGACTCCGGAGATCATCGAGTTCGTCAATGAGTACGGACGAACGTGGGGGTACACGTTCGAGCACGAGACCACGTATGACCGCATGTGCCTCGTGAACCGGGCCGTGTATCTCGCCCATGACAAGACGGGCTGGCACGCCACGGGCGCCCAGTTCCAGCAGCCCTACGTGTACAACCACCTGTGCGAGGGGCGACCGGATCGCCTCGAGGACTTCATCGAGAAGAAGCAGGTGATCAAGGGCACGTTCTACATCGACCACGGAACCGAGGAGGCGCCCGACAGGCGCTTCGTCGGACGGGTCGGAGAGTTCATCCCGGTGAACGAGGAGGGCGGAGGCGGCGCTCTCGTGGTGAAACGGGATGAGAAGTTCGTCTCCGCCTCCGGGGCGAAGGGATATCTGTGGGAGGAGCGCGCCGTGGTCGAGCGGTACGCTGACGAGAGCGACAGGGACCCCATGTCCTTCGTCGACAGAAGGTACGCGGAGAAGCTCCTGGACGATGCGTACACGGCGATCTCCAAATACGGGGACGCCGAGGAGTTCATCAACGGCGGAAGAAAGGAAGCAACATGCGCCGATACGGATTCTGGAACTTCATCGGAGACGCCCTCCTGACGATGTTCACTGGCGGATTCTGGCTGATCTGGATCTTCGTGAGGGAGATGCGCCAGCGCTAGAGTCACAATTTTAACAAGGGGGATAGTGAGATACCCACCCCGAAAGGAACTCCAATGATCGACTTCGTCATGGCTATCGCGAAGACCGCTATCTTCTTCGTCGGCATCTTCTTCTCCATTGTCCTCATGGGCAAGAGAGGAAGGGCCGTCCGAGAGGCGGTCCGCGGTAACGTCATTATCGTCGACCCTCACAGCCCCCGCAAGTGACTCTCAACCCCATGCATCACCCGGTGCATGGGCCTTTCGGGGCGGGTATCTCACAGAATCGAACGAAAGGAAACCGCAATGCTCCATCCCCTCGTCCTTCTGGGCGAACTCGTCCTCATGACGATCGGTGCCATTCTCCTCCAGGAGGGGGCTGCGCGCCCCATGAGGCGGTCTGTTACCGTGTCCGTCCTTCTGGTCATGTTCTCGGCCCTTCTCCTCGGAGTCGGTGCGATCGCGTTCTGCATGAGCCTCGGCTGGCTCATGCACGGCTTCATCGGGGCCTGCGTCGGCCTCGGCGTCGCCGGAATCCTCATCCACATCATCCTCAACACCACGATCGAAAGGAACCGCTGACATGGCGACCGTGTACACCATCAAGAACACGAAGTTCATCTTCGCGACGAACTTCACGGGTGCCCCGAGCCAGTTCAACCCCAAGGGGGAGAAGCCCAACTGCAACATCGTCCTCGACGAGGAGAACGCGGCTATGCTCCTCGACGCGGGGTTCCGGGTCAAGACCACCAAGCCGAGGGAGGACGGCAGCGAGTACGTCCCGGAGCACTACCTCAACCTCAAGTGCTCCTTCGGCGGCCTCGCCGATCCCGATATCCGCATGGTTCCCTGCCCTCCGGGCGAGGACCCCAGGGAGTGCCAGCAGATCAAGCTCACGGCCGATACCGTGGGCAACATCGACACCGCACGAGTGGCGCGCGTCGACGTCTCGTTCGCCGACTACCATCACCGAATGGGCGTCAGCGCCTATATCCGCAAGATGATCGTCGTGGTCGTTCCGGACGAGCTGGACCTCGAGTGGGGGTTCTGATGGACGAGACCACCATTGCCGTCTACGTCTCCGCCAGCGAGATTGAGAAGATCCCGGAGATCCTCGCCCTCTTCGGGATGAGGATCGAGGACATGGGCTTCGTCGGGAGGGTCGGCCCGACTGGATGGTGGATGATCTGCCCCGGGGTCCAGTGGATCGTCCCGTCGTACAAGCACCCGGACAAGATCGCCCTCGCCGATAACCAGGCGATGGTTGAGGAGGACAACGTCTACCACCTGGTCTGGATGACCGAGTGATAGACGAAGTGTTCGCGGAGACCCCGGACGGGCTCGCGTACGTCTCGAACAGGGGGCGCGTGTGGTCCGTCCGGGCGTCCGCATATCTCAAGCCCAGGATGCTGGACCTCGGCAGGGGGCGCGATTGGCACGTCTGCTGGGGCAACCGCTGGCGGAACGTCAACGATCTGGTCAGGGTCCTCCACGGAGAGGATCTCGACCTCTTCTGGACGCCGCTGAAGTCGACCGAGCCGCCGTTCGGTCGGAGGAAGTACCGGGGTCCGGTGAAGGATCTGGACACCGGTATCGTCTACAAGAACATGTGCGCCGCGGCGGAGGCGCTCCACATCAGCCCGTCGATGGTCAGCATGACCGTCGCGGGGAAGATCAAGAGACCACGTCACCGTCTTAGAAAGGAGACATCATGGCTGTCCTGAACTACACCACCGAGTCCGGAGGCAAGGGCCGGCTCTATCAGAGCGTCAACCTCGGCGAGCTCTGGAGGCTCTACGAGGAGCGGGGGGTGAGCGAGATCACCATCAACCCCACCAAGGGTGTCATGACGATCGTCGTCGACGGCACCCGGTGGACCTGGTACAACGGCTCCGACGTCCTCATCTTCTCGGACCGCATCGGCTTCCACGGGGTCTTCCCCGGGGCGGCCGGCAGCGGCGAGGAGCTCGAGAAGCGCTTCGGAATCACTTTCGTCTTCGACAAGCACTGATCGAAAAAGGAGAACATCATGAAGTGCTGCGCCATTGCGACCGAGGACCACGTCAGCGTCAGCTGGGGGGTCGACAGCTCTCCCGAGACCTTCCTCGAGGAGATGCGGAAGTGGCCCGTCATGCCCACGGGGAAGGTGACGGAGGACGGCAAGGGCGTTGAGCTCTCCGTCTTCTGCGAGGAGGAGCACCACATGTGCCTCACCCGCAGGTCCGTCTACGACCGGGTGATCCGCCCTGGTGACGAGCTGGAGCGCGTCGTCGAGCTGGACGAGCGGGGGGAGATCCCCTCGAGGAGCCCCCGGGCCCACTTCTCGTTCATGCGGGGGTCCGCGAAGTTCACCGAGAGCGAGATGTGGCGGAGCGGGTGGGAGCCCAGCGGCGTCCTCTACAACCTCTACGATCTGCGGGATCTGCGGGAGATCTCCTCACGATTCTGGACGGGTTTCGTGGGAGTGGACTGCGAGAAGGGGACCGTGTCCATCTGGGGGAACGAGGACGACTGCATCGCCGAGAACCTCGAGGTGACCCCCGACAGCGGGCTCCACCGCAGCCCCTTCGGGGAGATCGAGATCGGATCCTATCGCGAGCTGCTGAAGAAGCACGACCACTCCGGGCGCGAGGACGAGATGGAGGAGAGGACCCGCATCAAGAAGATCATGAACTCCGTCTGGGGCGTCAGCGCCGCCAACGTGATTCAGAGGCACCCCACCAAGACGCTCTCGCTCAGGAGGGGCAAGAAGGAGACCCCGTCGGAGTTCGCCCGCGACCTCTTCGAGCTCCCCGAGACCCCCTTCGCGATCGGACGCGACATCGAGGACGACGATGTCGTGGTCATCCTCATCGGGGGCGAGATCCGGTACATCCGCCGTGGGCACGGGATCGACGTCGTCTGCAAGGACGGAGACCACTGGTCCTTCAAGAGCGAGAGGGCGTACCTCCACGGCTTCGACGGGTACGCCTGCCGTGTGACCGTCGTTCACGAGAAGGAGATGGGGCGCTACTACGCCCCTCAGACCGTGGGGGACCTCCGGAAGATGGCCCAGGACCCGAACATCGCGTACATCACCCACGAGGAGGGTCTCACGACCTTCTCCGTCGGCGTCATCGGCAACGACGTGAACCTCCACGTCAAGGACCACGGGGGGATCGTCGTCTGGAACGACGGGAGGAAGCCGACGTTCGTCAAGAACGGGGAGGAGCTCGGCGACGGGCTCGCGTTCGCCCCCGTTGAGGCCCGAGCATGAGCGAGGAGAAGTTCAAGCGCGTCGCCGGAGGGGAGGTCATCCTCTCCTCGAAGGGGCGGGCCTGGCACCTCCGCGGCGCGCGCCACATCCGGCCCAGGATGGTCGATGGGAAGTGGGTGGTGAAGTACCGGGGGGAGGAGCACGACCTCAAGAGCCTCGTCGAGAGGCTCTTCGACGTTGACCTCCCCGACGACTGGGCCCCCAGCGAGAACGGCGATCCGCCCGAGCGGAGGCGTCTGCGCAGGGGGCCTGTCAGGTGCCTCGAGACGGGAGTCGTCTATCCGTCGCAGTCCGCGGCGGCGGAGGCCCTCTTCCTCTCCCCCAGCATGGTCGGGAAGACCCTGCGAGGGATGTACAAGAACCCCACGTATCACTTCGAGTACGCCAGTGCCGACGACCTCCCCATCGAGGGTGAGGCTGCGACCGAAGCAGCGTGAGGCTCTAGACAAGATGCACGACGGGTGCGTCCTCATGGGCGGGGTGGGCTCCGGCAAATCCATCACGGCCGTCGCCTATTGGCGGAGGGCGCACCCGGATCGTGCTCTCGTCGTGGTCACCACTCCGGCGAAGCGGGATTCCATGGAGTGGGAGGCGGAGATCGCCAAGATGGGGGCCTACGAGGCCCCGTTCGAGGTGGTCTCCTGGAACAAGATCTCGGACGTGAAGGACAGGACCGGCTGTTTCTTCGTGTTCGATGAGCAGAAACTGCGGGGATCCGGGAAGTGGGCTCAGAGCTTCCTGAAGATCTCCTCGAAGAACGACTGGATCATGCTCTCGGCGACGCCCGGGGACTCGTGGAAGGACTACCTGTCGCTGTTCCTCGCCAACGGCTGGTACGAGAACAAGACGGACTTCTACGAGAAGCACGTGATCTGGGACCGCTGGGCCAAGTACCCCAAGATCAAGCGGTACGTCAACGAGGCCCGATTGCGGAGGCTGCGAGCCCGCCTGCTCGTGGAGATGGGGGATGACCGAGCGACAGAGCGCCGCTTCGTAGACCACTGGTGCGATTACGACCGTGAGTTCTACGAGAAGATGACCAAGAAGCGGTGGGACCCCTACGAGGATGCCCCTCAGAGGGACGCAGCGGCCCTTTGCAGGGTCCAGCAGCGCATAGTCAATACCTCCCACGATCGGCGGGAGAAAGCCCGTCAGATCGTCTCTGAGACGCCCAGGATACTGGTTTTCTACTCCTGGGAGTACGAGCGGGACATCCTTCTCGAGATCGGGGAGGAGCTCGGTCGGACGGTCACCGAGCGCAATGGGCACAGGCACGATCCCGTGCCGGATTCGAACGAGTACTTCCACATCGTGCACTACTCGTCATGCGAGGCGTGGAACTGCGTGTCGACGGACACGGTCATGTTCTACTCCCCGTCGTACTCGTGGTGGATGGCCGAACAGGCGTTCGGACGCATCGACCGCATGAACACCGCGTACAGGACGCTGTACTGCCACAGACTCCTCTCCGACTCGTCGATCGGCAGGGCCATCATGGACTGCCAGGCGAGGAAGGGGAGATTCAACGAATCGGCCTGGAAGGGCTGAGATCGCACACGCGAAAGGAGAACAAGATGTGCGAGAACGAGATCACGAACGGCGTGTACCTGTGGACGGACGCCGGCCAGTTCGGGGCCTACCTCACCGAGGGGGAGGAGGCGGCTCTCACCAGGGTCTTCCACTACTTCCCCGTCACCGACGTGAGGTGGACGTCCTTCGTCCACTTCCGCCCCGCCCACTGCGTCGGCAACGCCGATGAGATCCGGAGGGCCATGGAGGTCAAGAACAACTTCATGAGCGCCTTGGAGAAGCTGGGCATCAACGCCGTCGGGTGCCCGTTCGACTGGGACGAGATCCGGGAGTGGGTGCAGCCGGGCAATGTGTGGTCGGTGAGCCGTCGTCACGGCGACAGGGGGTACCCGCGGTTCCAGCACGGCGCATGGTGAAGGAATCCCCTATCAGAAAGGACTTCTACCGTGAACCACTGGCTCGACCGTGAGCGCCGTAGGATCGCTCAGGACAAGATGTCCATCTTCGGATGGGACGACGCGCTGTTCGTCACTCTCTTCCTCGAGAACTTCCGTCACTCCCACCACGACTGGCGGCACCTCCACCTGCTTCTCATGGCCGGCCTCACCTCGCTGAGGCTGCGCTGGGAGATGCGGGGCTGGATCCGCCCGACCGTCGGCGGGGTGTACGCGGATGTTCTCGTGGACGAGGACCCGCTCTTCGTCCCCATCCCGAAGGACGTCTCCAGACTCGTGCGATCCTACTGGATCTACGTCTATCTCAGTGGCCTCATGAGGTATAGCCTCTGAGACCTTCGCTCATACCTCGCAAGGGGTATGAGTTTTTCGCAAGGGGGATAGTGAGATACCCCTATCAGAAAGGACACTCCCATGTACTCCATCTCCGCTCCCTGGATCGACTTCGTCACCTCCCTCGCAAGAGACTTCGACGAGGGCGAACTGTGGTGTCTGCTCACGCAGGCCCGCGCCCGTCTCCAGACCCCGGTGCGTTTCATCTACTTCACCCTGTTCAACCTCTTGGCGAAGTTCGCGATGAGGCGCGAGCCGAAGTGCTGGACCGCGGACCGCAGGCTCGTGTGGCTGACCCCAGTCAAGCCCCTCGTCCTCTCGAACCGCGAGAGGTGGCCGTATGCCGTCCTCTCTTTGGAACTGGCCAAGATGAAGAGGGAAGTCAACAACATCTGACCCTCAACCCATGCCCACAAGCGGCATGGGCTCTTGTTTTTCGCCAATCGCGCAACAGAAACCACAATTTTAACAAAGGTGATAGTGAACCACCACCTCTACTTGAAAGGCAACCTATCATGAACAACACCATCAAGCTCAGCCCCCGCGCTTGCGTGCTCATCGTTCGTCTTGATTCTCTCGCCACCGCCACGAAGGCGGCCCGCGAGGAGCTCGAGATGACCAGCGTGTTTCGCATCAAGCGCCGGAAGGAGCTCCGGACCATGATCCGCGACTTCACAGAGGAAGGGGCCCGTGCACTCCACGAGCTCAACTCAATGGCACTCAACCCCTACGCCTGAGTCGAGCTCGGTAGCCGCACGGGCTACCTTTTTTCGCCCGGGTCATAGTGAAGGAAACCCCTACTTGAAAGGACCACCATCATGAACCACTGGCTCTGCGGCTCCTGCCGTGCCGACCACCGAGACATGATCGTCCGGTACAACCTGACCGACAAGGACCTTCGTCGCGCCCTGCGCGCCATGCTCAAGTACGAGCGCCTCCCCCTGTGGAGGAAGCTCTATTCCGGCCCCCTCTACGCCATCTGCAATACGCTGGCGGGGTGGATGCTCGGAAAGAGTCTCCGCATGTCGGAGGACTGCGCGTACGTCGACGTGGCCGAGGGGCGCGACAGCGCTCCCTTCTACGTCCCGTTCCCGGACACCCTGTCGCCCCGGCATCGCAAGATCTGGGCCTACACCTATGTGAATGGGCTCCTCAGGTACAACTGAGACCTTCGCTCATACCTCGCAAGGGGTATGAGTTTTTCGCATGGGGCATAGTGAGATACCCCTATCAGAAAGGAAACCTCCATGCTCTGCAACATCCGTTTCTCCGGCACCGACTACGCCGTCTACCTCTCGTTCCGAGAGTTCGTGGACATGGTCATCGCACCGGACTTCTTTGGACCTCCGACTAAGGTCACGGACGGTTCCGTCATCCACTTCCGCCCTCTGCTCGTTCCCGAGTACATGGACGACGAGAAGGTGGCGTGGATCGCCTACGAACGAATGATCGTGTCCATGAACCGTGTCCGGTCGAAGATCGTGTCCGCGTATCGCCTCGACGAGGACGAGACGGCGATGCTCGTGCCGTGGAACATCGAGCAGGTTAAGCCCCTCGATTGATCACTCTCAGGCGCATGCCCCACACGGGGCATGCGTTTTCGCCATGGGCCATAGTGACAAGCACTTCTACTTGAAAGGAAACCACTATGCCCGACGTCTTCGCCTTCGGCTCCCCCAATACGGGATCGCTCTGGAGGGACTACATCGTCGCCATGGCCTGGTACCACACCGAGGACTACCTCCTCTGGCTGATCCGCAAGGGAAGGACCGGCAAGAACATCGTTGCTAACCTCACCATCGCTCTGGAGGACCGTATGGCCCGAAAGGCGATGAGCGGGGAGCCCCACTCGTTCAAGAACGGCATCCTGACCTGGCACAGCCAGTGGGGGGACGTCACCCTCGATCGTCGGTACAAGTACCCGTATGCGATGATGGCATTCTCCCAGACCGTCATCTTCAAGAGGGTCGCCAAGACCGTCAAGTGACCTCAAGAAGGTCTGTCGCCCTGATTCACACGGATCAGGGTTTTTGCGAAGAAGTGACAGATGGGGATGGTGTTACTCGACGAGGAGTTCGGAATCTGTTCGCTGTCGGCGTAATGTAACAGTTAGGTAACGGTTTGGTAACGAAACGGTAACGGTACGGAAGTGACGGATGGGGCTGGTGTGCGTGGAATGTGATTACGCCGGAATGTCAGTGAGGGTTGGCCCACTTTTGTGGGCCATTGGCCCAGTAAAGTGGGCCAGGACTTTTCGTTGGAATTGCAACGAAATCTCGATGTCGTGGCCCACTTTTGAGCATATACCCTATAAAGTTTTTAAAAAGATAGAGTAGTATATATAGTGATCTACGCCACATCTGGCCGTGACGAAGCCTCCGCAACAGCGTATCTTTTCAAAAAAGTTTTTGGCCATTTTCCTCAAAAGTGGGCCAAAACGAGACGAAACGTTGCAATTCCAACGAAAAGTCCTGGCCCACTTTGCGTTACAAACTGGGCCAAAAGTGGGCCAAAAGTGGGTTCACACATAGTCATAATCACACTCCACAACAGAAACGTTGGAATTGCAACGAAAAGTGGCAATTCGCCTCGTCCTCCTCGTCAGTATCAGGAGCCTCGTTAACGATGTTTGAGCATGTTCAAGCAAAGTTCATCCAATGACCCTCCGAAAGTTTAACATCCGTATACACCAGTATACATCCGCCCCAACAGTCCCAAATCTTCATTGACATTCGGTAGTTGGGTCTTAAACACATGGCTCATAGTGAAAGGGACCGCCCTTTTGCCCATCGCAAGGGGCATGTCCTTCGCCTTCGACGGAAAGGAGAATCATGTCGAAGCGAAACCCCGAAGGTCTCATCCAGGACGAGATCGTCCGCCACGTCGAACGCCACCTCGGGGGCATCTGCCTGAAGAACGACGCGACGTCGCGTCAGGGCATCCCCGACCTCACTGTCTTCCTCCCCGGAGGCGTTACGGTCCTCCTCGAGGTCAAGAAGGCGCGACCGACGCCCTCCTCATACCGACCGAACCAGCAGTACTACCTCGACCGCTTCAGGAAGATGCGCCACACGGCGTGGACGGTCTTCCCGGGCAATATCCGCCAGGTCAAGGACAACCTCGCCTTCCTCGCCGAGAAGGACGCGGCGTGATCTTCAACCAGCACCCGAAGCTGGAGGGGATGCACGCCTTCCTCTCGCCGAGCAAGTATCACTGGATCAACTACGATCCCACCGCCCTTGTCGAGGCATTCCGCCGGCACGAGGCCGCCGCTCTCGGCACGAGGCTGCACGCCCTCGCCGCGGAGCACATCCGCCTCGGCATCCGCATGCCGCGGAACAGGATCACCATCAACGCGTACGTCAACGACGCGATCGGCTTCGGCATGACGCCGGAGCAGCCGCTGTTCTACTCCGTCAACGCGTTCGGGACGGCCGACGCCATCCTCTTCGACGAGAGGGCCTCCCTGCTCCGAGTGCACGACCTCAAGACCGGCGTCACGCCCGCGAGCATCAACCAGCTCCTGGTGTACGCCGCCCTCTTCTCCCTGGAGTACGAGATCCCGCCTTCGGAGTACACCTCCGAGCTTCGGATCTATCAGAACGACGAGATCCTCAAGGTTCGACCGAACCCCGAGGAGATCTCGTCCATCATGGCCACCATCGTCGACTTCGACACCGCCATCGAGAAGATGAAGAGGGGGGACCCCGTCGATGAGTGATCTCGCGCACTCCGGAAGGCCCCACGAGGGCTCCACTCCGCACTCCGGCCGCTACAAGTGGGGGTCGGGCAAGGATCCCTACCAGACGTCCACCGACTTCCTCGCCGAGGTCTCCCGCCTCCAGAAGAAGCTGGGGATGAAGGAGACCGAGGTCGCAGAGGCCCTCGGAATGAACACCACGGAGCTCCGAGCCAGGAAGACCGCGGCAAAGAGCGCCAAGCGCGAGGGAGATGTCGCCAGGGCCCGTCAGATGCGGGAGAAGGGGATGTCCTACTCCGCCATCGCGGAGAAGCTCGGCGTCTCGACCACGACGGCCAAGACCCTCTCCGAGGGCGGCATGCTCGCCAAGAGCGCCAAGACCGAGACCGCCGCCCAGGTGCTCAAGGAGAACATCAAGCAGCACAAGTACATCGAGTACGGCCTCGGCACGGAGATCGCGCTCGACTGCTCCACCACCCAGCTCAAAACGGCCGTCCAGATGCTGAAGGACGAGGGGTACGAGTCCCACGAGGTCTTCATCCGTCAGGTCGGCACCGGGAAGAGCAAGTTCACCACGCTCAAGGTTCTCACCCCTCCCGGAACGAAGAAGTCGGAGGTCATGGAGCACATCGGGGAGATCCGTGCGCCCATGGTCCACATCGACACCGGGGGGAAGCTCACCGGCGTCATGCAGAAGCCCACCCCCATCTCCTCGAAGAGGGTGAAGGTGGTCTACGACGAGGACGGCGGCTCCAAGATGGACGGCGTCATCGAGCTCCGTCGCGGTGTCCCTGAATTGACCATCGCCAACGGGGTGTACGCCCAGGTCCGCATCTCCGTGGACGGGACGCACTACCTCAAGGGCATGGCCGTGTACGCCGACGACCTTCCGAAGGGCGTCGACGTCCGCTTCAACACCAATAAGAAGCGGGGGACGCCCATGACGGGTCCGAAGGACAACACGGTTCTCAAGCCCGCCGACCCCGACAATCCCAGGAACCCCTTCGGCGCCACGGTCACTCAGCGCCAGTACAAGGATCCGAAGACCGGGAAGAGCAAGCTCTCCGCACTGAACTACGTCAGGGAGGAGGGCGATTGGGACGCCTGGTCCCGAACGCTCCCGTCGCAGTACCTCAGCAAGCAGCTGCTCTCGCAGGCCAAGAAACAGCTCAAGGTCACCCGGGACAAGCAGAGGGCCGAGTTCGACGAGATCATGCGTCTCACGAACCCGGTCATCAAGAAGAAGCTCCTGGAGTCCTTCGCCGACGAGTGTGATGCGAAGGCCGTCTCCTTGCAGGCCGCTCCCTATCCGAGGCAGTCCATCCAGGTCATGCTTCCCGTTCCGAGCATGAAACCCACCGAGGTCTACGCGCCGAACTACAAGCACGGCGAACGAGTGGCTCTGGTGCGCTATCCGCACGCCGGAACCTTCGAGATCCCGGAGCTCACGGTCAACAACCGTCACAAGAGGGCCATCGCCCGGATCGGGAAGAACGCCAAGGACGCCATCGGAGTCCATCACTCCGTGGCAGAACGCCTGTCGGGGGCGGACTTCGATGGGGACTTCGTCCTCGTCGTGCCCAACAACGACGGCAAGGTTCGCTCGACTCCGCCCCTTCGAGGACTCGAGGGGTACGACCCCAAAAGGGCCTATCCCAAACGTGAGGGCATGAAGGTGATGAAGAAGGGACCGCAGACCCAGATGCAGATGGGTCGTGTCTCGAACCTCATCACCGACATGACCATCCGAGGGGCGACCAAGGCCGAGATCGCCAGGGCGGTTCGTCACAGCATGACTGTCATCGACGCCGCCAAGCACGAACTCGACTGGCAGCAGTCCGAGAAGGACAACGACATCGCCGGTCTTCGGAAGAAGTACCAGAGCGGACCCATGGGTGGTGCCGCCACGCTGGTCTCCAGAGCCAAGTCCCCTGTTTACAGGGAGCAGACCAGGGCTCGAAGGGCCAGTGAGGGCGGAGCCATCGACCCGAAGACGGGGGATCTCGTCAGGGTGCCCACCGGAAGAGGGCACTTCGCCAAGATCAAGCGACCCGACGGGACCTGGGAGACCACCGACAAGTGGATCCCGGAGATGGAGACCATCCCCAAGATGTCCTCCGTCAGGGACGCCCGCTCCCTTTCCTCCGGCACCAGGATGGAAGGGGTGTACGCCGATCACGCCAACGCCCTCAAGCAGATGGCGAGGGATGCGAGACTGGCCTCCCTCCGTGTTGGAAAGCTCCCCCAGTCGAAAGCGGCCAAGGTCAAATACGCCCCCGAGGTCGAATCCCTCAAGGGCAAATTGAAACGGGCCTATGCCGCCAAGCCCAGGGAGCGACAGGCTCAAGTCGTGGCGAACGCTTCTGCTCGTCTTGCGTTGCAGGACAATCCGGAGCTCCGCACCGACAAGGACGCCCGGGCCAAGATGGAAAGGCGGATGCTGGGCGAGGCGAGGGCCAGAACAGGGGCCCGCCGTTATCAGATCGAGATCACGGACAGGGAGTGGAAGGCCATTCAGGAGGGGGCCATCTCCCACAACATGCTCGATGAGATCATCCAGAACACCGACACCGACAGGGTCCGTGCTCTGGCTACGCCCAAAGCCGCCGCCTCAGTCTCAGCCGCTAAGAAGTCCAAGATTCGACTGCTCAAGAATCGGGGCTACACCAACGACGAGATCGCAGAGGCTTGTGGTATGAGTGCTTCATCCGTGGTGCGCCTCATGAAGGACGAGGGTATCTGATGATAGAGTGGGCCATCACCACGAAGGACAATCCATACAGTCCTTTCACGCAGTTCGATGATTGGTTTCACTACGACGTCCTCGCTGGGTACTACACTTGTTCTTACCTCGACCGCCTCTGGCAGGGCAGCACGGATGCTAGTGAGTTCGATCAATTCAATTCACTTCAGTTGGCGATTGATGAACTCGTTGAACTGTTTCCTGAACTTTACATGAAAGTTCAAGAGACTGATTACGAGTGACAGCGCTTGGAAGGAGGCGCTCGCAGAGGGGGGGAGTACCCTCCAAAAGAC